AGCAGTCATTTTACTATAAGACACTAGTTCCTGTAATGCGGTATTAAAAGATGAATCTTCCTTCATGTGCTTGGCACGGATTCTCTTTAGAATAGCACCGGCAACTTTCTTGCCACGCTCTTCGGATCCATATTTCTCGCCTGCCTTAGAAGCAATCTTAGAAAACATCTTGCCTGGCTTACCAATGTCTTTACCAGCACGGGCAGCCTTTGCTGAATATGCTGCTTCATTCATTGACTTGATCTTGCTTGTTAGAGCGGCCTTATCAGCGGCAGATGGACCAGATGTAGCAGCATTGGTCTGTGCTGGTGTTGAAGGCTTATTGTCTCTTGTTACGGCAGCACGATCTGGAGCAGAGTAATCAACTTCTGCCTCATACATTTTCTTTTCTTCCATCTTGCCTGCCATCTTAGCAGCACGGAAGCGAGAACCCCAAACTTCGTCCTTTGGAGACTCTACCTTGCCGTCCTTGTCATAGTCTTTGTCGGCGAGTTTCTTCGCTTCACCTACGATCTTTCTGGTTGTTTCGGCGTCTTTACCTTTACCAACCATCTTCTCACGCATTTTGCTATAATCAGACTTAGCCTTTTCTCTGGCTTTCATGTCTAACTTAGGTTCCTTTTCACCTTCTTTCATGCACTTATATGCTTCCTCAAGGCGAGCATCATAAGCAGCAAGTTGCTCACGGACAACTGCCTTGCGAGAATAGACACCGAACTCCTCATTTACAAGGGCTTCGGCCTGACGACGCATTTCACCATCCTGCATGGCGACACGGACTGCTTCTAATAGCGGGTCCTTCTTTGTTAGAAATGGATTACTCATTTTTGTTTCCCTTTTAAGTTTCTTATAATATAGAATACTCTATCTTATTTAGTTTTTTTGTATTTTCTTTTTCCAAACAATGCTGTTTTTTCAAACTCTGCGTTGATATCGGGTTTAACTTCATCTTGGTTCATAGTGTTTGGAGTCATGCCCATAGATCCCATATAAGGATCAACTAGACTTTCTTTTCTAAGTTTTTCGGCCGTTTCCTTCATCTTTTCTTCGGCCAATTTTCCATACTTTGCTTTGAATCTTTTACGAGTTTCTTCTTTCATCATCCAGCGGTCAATAGGAGACCATAGCTGATTTGGTTCACCAGTAATGAAAGGATTATCATCGCTTGTTATATCACCGACAAATGATGGATTCTTGGCAGAGGTAAATGTCTGACCAATACGATCCGCTTTGATTGGCAGATTGCCAAAGACTTTAGGTTCATAATAACCCATGCTTCGTGTCTTACCCGGTTCTTGACCTGGTGTATCACTCTTATAACGATCGGTTAGTTTAGGTGTGCCCCAGTTACCAGCACCACCTACTGGATTATTCTTTGGCTTTGGTGAGAAATCAGAATACTGTTCTAGCATATTCTCAAAGCGACGGTCCATATCACTCGATAGAAACTCTTCCACTTCTTTAGAAATAGAACCAACAAACTTATTGTATGTCTCAACAATAACATTAGCATCAAGATCATTCTTAATCTCAATGACTTTTTCAAATAGTTGATCATAGCGATTTAGATTGAACTGTGCCTTGCGCCACTTATCATATCGCTTTTCTTCGGCGATGACACGACCACCAGTGATTGCTCTTGCTTCGTTACGCTGTCTGGAGACTTCATTGCTGGTATTCACAAACACCATAATCGTCTTGTAACCGGCACTCTCAAGAATGGCTTTGATTTGCTTTGTTGCTTCATAGTCGGCCATGGTGCCATTGACCACTAGATTGTCGCCATTACATTCTTTGATAGAAAACTTGTTATCTGATACTTCTCTAAAGCCGTGTGGTAGAATGGCTTCTTTTAGTATCTTGTCTTTACCAGAACCAGGAACACCACCAAGAACGATTGCCTTATGTTCTATAACATATGACTTGCCGAACATATCTGGATTAGCCTTGCCGAACCAACGCATTACTTTACCTGCTTCTGAGTTTGCTTCGTTCTCAATATCCGAACCAGTAGAGCCTTCTTGCTTGATATTCTTACCTAGTCTACCATCTTCATTTTGTTTGTGATGGACTAGTTCATGTGCGACAGTTCTAAAGATGTCCATTGGATGACGATTCTTGGTCATAACGATTAGTTTCTTATCACTCGGTGAATATCCACCAAATGATGGCTGTTCGCCATGATCATCCGCTTCTTTGTATTCTATTTCAGGAGGTTCTATGATGCCAAGTTTACCGACAGTAAAGTCAATAAAACTTTTCAGCATACCATCAAACTCTTTGCGAGATAGATCCTCCATTAAAGTATCTTCTTTGAGATATGATTTAGCTGCGGCGAAAATCTTTTTGGCTAATGCTCTATCGGTGGTAGGTGCGGTCTTCATAAACTCGCTAAACTTACCACCACGAATATATTCACGCATCTGTGTTCCAGATACTCCTGCCTTACGGCCGCCAGAGTTGATTACATCAAAACGACGAAAGGCATAGTTCTTTGATTTGTTAAAGTTTGGATTATCTCTAGACAGAACATATTTGCCAATGCTATTCTTGAACTCTGCTACACGATCACCACCTGTGATCATTGTTACATCTTCGACGCCTTCATCGGAGAGTTTTTTACAAATAGCAAATGCGGTTGTAGCATTCGGATCGTCAACGATGTTGATGCCAGGGAATAGCTGGCGAAGAAACATTACTTTTTGCTGATATGGAAGAGGATTCTTTTTAGAATCCCAGGACTTGGAGGTATAAACTCTAAACTCGGCGCCGATTTTTCTAGCATAGTTGGCACCGAAGTGGATCATTTCAGCATGGCCTTTTGTAGGTACCTGAAAACGTCCGAAAATGAATACAACTTTTTTATTAAACATACTCGCTCCCTCTGCGGGTTTATTTGTTATTTATAAATCTTTTTCTTTCTTGCTTCTTTGACTATCTTACGAATAGTTTTGACGATAGAAGTAGGCTTCTTTTCTGGTTCCTTTTTCATTATTTCCCCCAGTTTTTGACGGCTAGGAAGTTGGCTCTACTAAACTCCATACGATCCACTAGTTTGACAGCATCACCACCAGTTGACCAAGCAGCCACATATCCTTCTGGAGTTGTTACTTTATAGCCACCATCGGCTGTATGTAAGAATGTGCCTAAGTCATTCACCATGTTGAACTTGGCAATCAGTAGCATCTTGGCATCAATCAATAGATTTTGGAGCTGGAATATCTTCTTTAGATCGGTAGCATGTTGACGATACCATCTAAGGATCATGTCCCTTTCAGCCTTGCGCTTTGCTTTAGTTGCTGGCATTTTGGCGTCATCTACAAGTTTCTGATACTTATCACCAACCCATTTGATTAGTTGCGCTGTGTGTCCTGCACTCATATGTTCACCAGCACGGATACGCTGATTATAGAAAGACATAATCTGGATTCTTTGTGTTTCATTTGTAGCAATAAAGTTTAGCAGCGATGCTGGAATTGTTCTGAATACTGAACCGGCTTGTGATAGAATACTTGTTAGTTTGGCATTCTCTGCCTTTGTAAGAGTAGCACGACCAGTCACATCAACAAATCTATTGGTACGGTACCAGACATTTCGTGAAGGTCTAAAATCACCAATGTTAATATCAAAATGAGTTTGAAGCGTGTCCATCGTTTTGCCATGATATGTGGTATGAAACACGATACCAATCTTGGCTGCTCTAACTTGTGACGATAGTTTGGAATCAGTAGGAACGGCATATGTGATTGTATTAGGACGAAATGTGATATACTTCTTGCCGTCGATTGTCTCGTCCTTTAGTTCGCTATGTGAGAACATAAAGTCACCATGAACAATGCCTTTGATGCCTAGTTCTGGTAGATACTTTAGAGCGGCAGATAGTTTATCAGCCAGACCACCTTGGTGATTGGCTCTAACATCCGCTTCTGTATAGTTTAGCTTGGCATTCTTGGCAAAGATAGACTTAGAGCCAACAAAGAACTTTCCGTTTTCAGGATTAATACCAGCATAGATAGCAGGAGCGCCATCAAACTTGGTTCTAAGAATGAGACTGCCTCTTGCTTCGGATAGTGTTTGACCATCGTCTGCAAACATATCTCTAAGGGAGATTAGAAACTGAATAGCGTTGCGAGTGCCGGTGACACCACCTTCCAGAACGGCATCCTCAATATGTGTGAGATGACGATCCTTTTCGGCCGCTGCTTCGGTAATATATTGTGAAAGTCTAATCATGTTTCCTCAAAATATTATTGACATATCTATTTATGTTTGTTATAAATAACACATAAGGAGTTTTACATGAGCGCCGCATCCGATCTATTCGAGTCAAACATAGCTAAAGCAATCAACTCTGTTAAGGGTATGAAAGCAACTAGACCAACTGCCGATACAGCTTTATCGGATGTTCTGATTGAAAAGTTTAATAACAAGCCAGCCCGTGCGTGGGTTGAAGTCAAAATGAACCACACTGATAATCTTTCCAATCCTCGTGTTTTCTATATGAAAGGTAAATGGCAAACAACATATAAAACTCCTGCTGCGGCCGCCGCTGTAGATATTTTAAATGAATCCGCACAAGCAAAAGCGTTTGTGAGAAACATCGCCAAGTTTTCTGGTATACCTGTTAGCAAGATTATTATTCCTACAAATAAAGGCATGCTATCCGACCCTAATGCCGTTCCTCTTGAAGTTATGAGAAAATACTTTGAACAACCTGGAGTCAATAGATATATTGCTAATAAAGAGGACTGTGATCTAGGCAAGTTGGTGACAGAACATTATACAATAGGCAAAAAAGAGCCTGCCTACTATATGCAGGCAGGCGATGATTTCTATCTGATATCAAAAGCTAATCCTTTGAAACTATCTAAGAGTATTCCTGTTTTATCAGGAAGAGGAGATTTCAAAGTTCGTGTGGCAACTCGTTCCGAGTTCTATGAAGTTCAGGCAGAAATCAAGATTAAGGATATGCCACATAGTCCATATTCTATCAAAAAAGGAACATCTAAAAAGAATCCTTTCATTTTGACTGGTTGAGTTTCTTTTTGGTGAGATAAATCCACAGTCGAATAGCGCCAACATATCTATCATATAGGTCTCGAATAGACAAATACTTCTTATTCAACTGCAATCGCATTTGATAATTTTCTTCTTCTATTCTGGCGATAGTATATGCAGCCTTTCTTGTTACAGAAGGACAATGAACTGAGTTGTGTTTCTCAACCCAGTCCGCAAGTTCATGTAGTTGTTGGATTAGTTCTTCGTGTTTGTCTCTCATGCTTCCTCAATCAACTTGATCAGATCGGCCGGCTTTGTCATGATAAACTTTTCATTGGAATACTTCTTAGTAATCTTGTCCACAACACCTTTGATAGTCTTTTCATGAACATATTTTTTATATTCTTCGGCAGCCTGTTCGGTCTCCTTCAGTTTAGTTTTTAGTTTGGCAACTTCATCAACATCCGATGGTGTAAAGTATTTCTGAAATCCCATCCAGAAATCACGAATGGCTTCGTCTCTACCAATCTCCAATGGAAAGGTAATGTCGCCTGTCTTTAGATTTAGAGTAATGACACCCTTATCAGTGGTGATAACAAAG